ATGGACGCGTCCTATGTGACAGGAACAGGGGCGAGTTGCTCGAAGACGGCGGCGCGGTTGAGGTTGACGAGCTCGGGGGAGAGGCGGGCGACGGCGGCGCTCACTTCTTTGGTGTGGCGCTCACGTTGTCCTGCGTAGTCAGCGTCGATGGCAGCGAGATCGGCGTCCCACGGGGCGAGGTAGCAGCGGCACCGTGGGTGACACGGCGCTTTGATCTCGGCGCGTTTGTAGATCTGGCCCGCTCGGGGAGCGCAGATATCGCAGGAGCGGTCGTCCGCGGTGGCGTACCACATACAGAGGTCGATGCCTTGGGAGGCGTAGTAGGTGTTAGAGGCTTCGTTGTAGGCCCGCAGCGACTCCGTGCGGACGATGGCTTCGGCGCGGGCTTTGACAACACCGAGGCGGGAGCGCATGTCCTGAATCATCGATGAAGTCGGGCGGCCTTCGGCGACACCCTGAGCGACGATCTCGGCTGAGGTGGTGGCGAAGCGTTCGCCATGCTTGCGTAGGTAGCCCTTGGCTTGTGCCGCAGCGGCAGCGGTGGCTTCGAGGGGGATCGAAACGTCGATGCGAGGACGGCCGGGACGCATCTGCTCAGTGAGGTTGGATGCGACCTCGATCCCACGGGTGCCGGCCTCTCCGACGAGGTTGCGCAGCAGCGTGTCGTAGGCGTCGATTCGATCCGGACGGAACCCCGGGACGAGGTTCCGGAACTCCTGTAGCAGGGCGAGGTTGCGTTGGGCGGGATCGACGTAGCCCGCACGCATGTGGACCCGAGCGCGGCGCACCAGGCGGTTGAAGCTTTGGTCGAGGACGCGGTTCAGCAGGCGCAGCGTGCCGTCCTCGGTGGTGCGGAGCAGCAGGTTGTAGCGCTCAACGACGTCCACGGTCCATCTCCACCATGGAGCGCTGGATCAGGAGGTAATCCGCCATGGCTTGTGCCCGCACCGCGGGGCCGTAGGTCTTGATGCGAGACCAAAGCTCGTCAGGGCTGATCAAGCCACCGGTAGCGCGCTCAGCATCAAGACGGGAACCCTCGAAGTACTGGGCGTACTGCTTGGCGAGGTCTTTGCCCGCCGGAGAGCTGAATTCGCGTTGGCCTTGGAGGAAGGTGACGAACTCGGTTGCGTTGTAGCTACGACCTTGGGCGCGCCCTTGGTAGATGGCTTCGCGCCCTTCTCGGCGTTGTCCGCGAGAGACGCCGACGTCGACCACGGCGCGGGTGGCGCGACGGAAACGCTGGAGCTGTTCGGACTCGGGGACGCCGTAAGCGATGCCATTGGCAAGGGCTTCGCAGTTGTCCTTAGTCAAGGAGAACTTGTAGTCAGTGCCGGCTATGCGGATGGCGCGCTTGACGACTTCTTCGTTGGTGAAGGGAGTACCTGTTGTGGCTTTGAATTTGGGATCAGGGGCCTTCACCAGGGGCGTCATGAGGGCCTGCGAGGTCTTGACGCCGGGCTTGGTGGCGCCGATCTCGGCAACGTCGGTCCAGCTAAAGCGCGACTTGTTCGTGTTGGCGATGACGGCTCGGACTTTGCCGTCCTTCCCTTCTCCTAGGTAGATGCCGAAGTGCGCGGCGGGGTCTTTCTCGTTACGGAAGTAGACCACGTCGCCCGGCTTGAGGCCGGATTTTTTGGTGTAGTAGTAGCCCATGGCTTCGCTGGCACTTTTGGTGCCGGCTTCTTGCTTCATGGACTTGACGAGGTCTTTGATGCCCGGGCTCGGAGCCAGGGGGGACTTCGTCGGATCGCTAAGGGTCTTGAGGTTGTATGCGACGCTCCCGGCCACTGCGATGGCGACTACGCCGCCAGCGACAGCAGCAATGGTTGCGGCCTTGCGTTTTTGATCACTCTCGGGAGCCGAGGCGGCTTTGCCCTTCCTACACTCATGCGCCTTCGGGATGTGGGAGGCGCCGCAGGGCTTTCCCAGGCGGCCGCCCTCCTTGAAGTCGGCGCGGGCGGCGAGGTAAACGCGAACACGGACTGGAATGTCCTGCTCGGCGGAGTCGCCACGCTGTCGCTTGATCTGTTTACGGGCCGCCTGCAACGTCATTCCAGGGTTCTCACGCATGAGCTGGTAAACCGCTTCGCCTTCGGACATGGGCCGACTGCGAGGGCGCGACAAAGGATTGCTGGGCACGGCGAGATTGAAACCCTCGCGTTCCAGAATCTGGAATGCTTCGGAACGACCGACGGGGCGCCCTGCGATCTCGGAAGCTGCAGCCGTAGCCAAACGATCGGTGACCGTGTAAGCGCGGCGGGGACCGGTACGCACGGACTGGGCGTGATAGTCGAGTAACGCGAGCTCAGCGTGAGCGGGACCTCGGACTTGTTTGCCTGTCTGGGTAGTACTGATGTCCATCAGAAACTGCGCGCGCGCCTCTCGCCCACCGGCCAGACTTTGTGAGACCCCGATCCGACGTTGTGCTGCAGTTAGCTTGCTTGTAGATGTTGCTGAGCTGATGACCTCGGCTTGGCTGTTGTAGTACTTGCCAAAACCTTTGTACGTGTCGCGGTAAAGCTGGTCAGCAATGCCTTTTGGGGATCGAGTGAGTGTGTCCTCAAGGTGCTCGGTCAGTGCTTTGCGCACCTTGTCGTTCCCCTGGCGGGCGGGGTAGGACGAACTAACGAGGCCCTTGATGAAGTCTCGACGATCGGTGCCTTCAAGTGAACGTGACTGTCCATTGACCTTGACTTTGAAACCCTGTTGCTGAGCCAAGTCGTATAGATCTGACTTGTAAGAAGTGAGTTGACGTTCAATGGCATCCTTTATTGACTTCGACGTCAATACATCATCGCCTTGGAGTTTGAACTGACGTGCAAGGAACTCATCTGTGGCAGGGCGTGCAAAGATGTTGATTTCTTGGCCGTTGTACTTTGATGTCTGAGTGAAGAACGCGGATTGATGGGCCCGATCCCAATCTTCAAAGGGCGTGTTAGCCCCGGCATTCTCGGAGTTGACCTTGTCTAAAGCTGCGACTAGGCGTGCGCGATCTCCTTCGAGCGCAGCAGCCGCCTTGGTTTTGGATAGCTGCTCCGTCAACACAGCCGAAACAGGGTTGGCGTTGCGGGCTACGGCTTCTTGAATGCCGGCTTGGACGTTTCCCCTTGTTCTGGCACGGTTTGCTCCGATTATTGGCGTGGCATCCAGAATCTTGCTGAGGCCAAGTCGAACGGAATTATTGATGTTTGCTCCAGCACCATCTCTATAGCCGAACGTATTGCTCTTCATCAGGATCGCGTGGACCCCGAGGCCGCCGGTGACGACGGCTAGGCCGATACCGATGGCACGAGTGCGCTCTTCGAGCTTCTTCTGGAGCTCTTTCTTTTGCTGGATGTTTCCGGGGGTGACTTTGACAGCACCGCGGATGATGGCGCGTTTGCCACCTTCGACTTCAGAGAAATTGCCTTTGACCACGCCTCGGGTGATTCGACCGAAGCCGCGTTGGATGTTGGCGAGGCCACCGAGGGGATCGGTCTTGACGGCGCGCAGATGCGGATCAGTGCCTTGGCCCTTGAGGCGGCAGTCCCAACTCGGGGGAATACAACGATTGCCGCAGCGGACGTTGGGTGGGTTGCACTGGACGTTGCGTGTGGTCTTGCGGGCATCGAGGCGGGCCCTGGCGGCGAGATAAGCCGCGGTCCGGAAGCCTTCGGGAGTGGTGTTGTTCATCAGTACTGCTCCCAACCGGCGCGGAGGGCTTCGAGTTCACCCTCGGGGACAGGGGAGAGCCCTGCCACATTCTGTCGAGGGAAGAGGGCGACCAGTCCCTGTTTGGCTGCGCGCATTGATGCGAAGCCGGTGACGTAGGGGCCGTCGACCAAGACACCGTCGGCACCGTCAAACCGCGCTCGGTAGAGCTTGTATGCCTTGGTGCGGTGAGGACCGAAAACCATCAAGGGTGCAGCCGCACTGGAGTCGGTGCGTTGGCCATCGGGACCCACGAGGTGACCAGCTCGCACTCCGCCCTCGGTGTGGGTGACGCGAATGCGCAAGCCCTGAGCTTCGTAGAGGTCGAAGGTGTCGGTACGCGGGGGCGTGTCGGGTTGCGGGGCTTCGCCTTGGGCCGGAGGTTGTTCTTGCTCTGGTGGGTTCTGCAGCGCCTGGGCCTGCGCCTCGTAGCTCATCATTGAGCTCTGGAACGAGGCGTCAGCTTGAGCAGCCAGCTGCTCGGTGACAACATCATTCAGCGTGGTGTCGATGCTGTACTCGGTGCCGCCGAAGCGGGCTTCGCGTACTTCGAGGGCGTTGAGAACGCCGAGGTTGATGTACTGGGCGTCGATCTGCGCTACTTGGAGACGTAAGGCGGCGCGCTCGGTGTCGGTCTCGGTGAAAACGCTGGGGAATTCGACGGCCCAGCTCTGTGGGGCGCGGCCGCGGGTTGGTCCTTCGCGCGAGACGAGGATGTACTGGAAGACCTCGGTGATCGCGGTGCGGAGGTAGACCTCCTGCCATTGCTCGACCAAAGAGGCCCAGACGCGCTCTTCGAAGCGCCCTTCTTTGCCGAGGCCGCCGGGGCTGTCGCCCATCAGGATTGAAGCCGGCCACCCTGTGGCGGCTTGGAGGTCCTTGACGAAGGGGTCGGTCGCTGAGGCGATGTTGCTCAGGGCACGGTTGAGGAACTGCAGGTCCTCTTCGACGTCGACGACCATGCCGCCGTAGACGCTGCGGCTGAGGTTGTTGGCTTCAAGGCGCTTGCGCAGGTCGGCCTCGTTGCCAGAGGCGACGCGGTTGAACAGGCCGGGGATCTTGTGGACGAAGAGGTCGGAATCGGTGGTCATCGACTCCAGGCCGGCCATGGCGCTCTCGTAGCGCTTGTACGCCTCCCAGATCAGTTGGAGGACGGATTGGCCCCAGCCGGTGTTGCGGACCCGGACGTTCCAGGGCAGGTAGAGGCCGTCAAAGCGCGCCACGCGGGATGAGTGGATGCGCACATTGACGTAGCTGCCCTGTTGGTCGGCGGTTAGACGCTGCGACGTCGTGATCCGGTAGTGCGAAGGCTTGGAGTAGTCGGTGATCGAGTAGTCCTCGGGGATCAGCTCGTGCCGCGACAGGGGGACGTAGCCGCGAATCGCGCGAATACGGGCGGGGTCGACGGGTTCTTCAGGCTCGAGGCCGTCGTCGATCAGCAGGACGAGACCGGCACCGCCGTAGAGACGCTGGAGCTTGACGACCTCGGCAAGGGCGAGGTGGAACTGGGTGTTCTTGAGGTACTCCTCGAAGGAGGAGATCAGATCGTTGGCTTGGGGTTCGTCATCACCGCCAAGCTTGATCGTGGTGCGGTGGCGCAGGATTTCGTCGGAAATCGCGTCGACGTAGCGACGGGGAATGCCGTGAGTATATAGAGCTTCGAGTTCGCTCTCGGCTAGAAAGGTTCGTGAGCCAACAACGGTACCAACTGTTTTGTCCTTGGCAGGTGTACCCATGCCGGTGAGGACGTTAACAAGTGCGCCGTCATTCCTAATACTACTTTTATCGTTCCGGAATGTATCGGTAGGAACATGCTCCACGGCGGTGTGAGCGAGGGGCGATGTACAAAGCGTATCGCTGGAGTGCAAAAGTTTGCACCAAAAAGCTGTCTTTACAAAGACAGTGTTGAGCGTATAAAAGTTGGCTTTGAGGCGTCAAACTCGGGGGTTTTGTGCGTAAGTCGGGAAATACATTAAAAGTTTGGGAGTGGTGCGCTCGGCGTAGCGGCGCCGGTAGCCTGGGGAAGCGACCATGGCAGTGCATGGTGGACCATCACATTGATGGGTCCGTCCTTTGCTCGAAGCGGTGCGCGAAGTTGCGATTTCGCCAGGGAATCTTGGATTCCTGGGGGTGCGCTTGCGCGTATTGCGGAGCTCCGGCGGGCACGTTGGACCACGTCAAAGCCAAGCGGCGCGGGGGACCAACAACAGCGCGCAACCTCGTAGCCGCGTGCTCGGGGTGCAACCGGGCCAAGGGCACGGAGGACTGGATCGCATGGTTCCGTCACCAAGTGTTCTGGGATCCGGGACGGGAGGCCGCGATCTACGACTGGCTCGGGGGCAGTTCGTTGAG